TGCTTAAATTGCTCTAGACCTGAAGGTGTAGAGTCAGGAGCTGCATCATAAAGATCGGAAATTATTTGTGCATATTTGTCCCAACCGTGTAACTCAACCCCATTTTGGTAAGCTTTATAAGCATCTCCAGGGTTTGGATATTGTGTTGCTTGTAAAGAAGAAGAACCAGCTTTTTGTGTGGGAATTCTAGTCCCAGATTTAACAGCCCAAGCTTCGTTTATTGCTTCGTTTATAAGTTTATAAAGATTACTTTTAGTTAATTTCATGTCATTTCTCCGCTTTAGTAAATAGGGTCTTTAGAAATAAAAAAACCCCCAAGCGAATGCAAGGGGGCTACCATCAACAACAGGAGCATTATGTTAATCGTCTATGTCGTCTGGAACAATGTTTGAGCCAGATGACTCAAATTTATGTATTAATTCTTCATCCATTATTTCAGAAACTATTTCTTTAAATTCTTTATCTTTTAGTTTATCCATCCAATCTTTAGCTCGGAATTTATGTTCTTTTCCTTTGTGCTCCAGGACACACCAACCACCAGCGTTTTTATAAGAAGATGATTGTTTTATTACCTCAAGCCATGATTCTTCATCCATGATCCCAACATTATCTCCCCAACGGATTTGAAAAACGCAAATTCTATCTTGGGTTCCAAAGCGAGATTTAACTATCTTTGTTTTAACCTCAGATCCAACTCGTCTTCCTGATTCATCAAGAACAAAAGATTGCTTTGATTTACGACCTGTGAGCCAAATACGAAGTGAGCAGAAGTACTCTATTGCTTTACCACCAGGTGCTATGTAAGGTGTTGTTAAAGCCTCAGCTATATTGCTTGTGATGTTTGTTTTTAATTGATTTATAAGAATAAGAGTGTGTTGTCCATTTGCTAAAGGAATTGTTAGTTTTGGAAATGCTTTAGCAAAGATTCTTGGCTTAACGGCCATTGAAGATTGAGGATTGAAATCGCCTTCTAAGTCTTTATCTGATGGTGTTGCTGCAATTGAATCCCAAATAAAAACAAATTGTTGTTGGTCTCCGTATTGGTTCATCATATCTTCGATTGCTTTTAAAACTATTTCAACTGAAACTGCTTGAACATAAAGAAAGTTATTATCCATGTCTATTCCAGCATCTGAAAGAAAAACAGGATCTATCGCTGATTCTGCATCATAATAAACCACAAACTTTCCTTGTTTTTGTGCTTGAGCTGCTATTTGAACAGCAAGATAAGACTTACCGACAGATGATAGTCCAGCAATTTCTGTTATCTTTCCAACGGGAATGCCTCCCATTTTTCCTTTACAAATAATAGAGTCGAGCCATCTTGAACCTGTTGGAATCCAATCTTTAACTTCAGTTGGATTATCTTCTCTTAGGTCATGTGCTGCCTCAATTCCCATTGATTTATTCATTGACTTTTTTAAGTCTGCTATATTGATTTTTCCTGCTTTTTGTGTTGCCATTTGTATTACTTTTCCCATTGTTGTTTCTCCTTATTATTATGGTTTTTTATTTTTTTACAAAATTAGAATATTTTTTCTTTAAATATCTGTTAGAATTATTGACCTGATCTTTGGTCCAAATGCTAGATAAGATTTCCGGACTCCACTTGTCTTTTTTATTATGTATTGTTTCCTTTGGATATACTTCTTGAATTTCAAAAATTGCCCCAATAGCTGAGTCTAAGATTCTTCTATATACTTCAGTTTCTATTATTGATTCAATACCTGTATTGAAATCCTTAGAAATTTGCTGAACTCTGTATTTCCACAAAGGATTATCTTCATTTACAGTTATCGTGTAGGCATCAAAATTGAATTGAACGAGTGGTAAAGTTTCTCCATGAGATACTCTTCTATGGTTTGGGATGTCAAAGTTTTGTATTTTTTTAGGTGGTATTGTGCTTTTATTTTCTTTTTGAAATTTTGAAATTCTAGCTGTTTTTTGTTGCTCTTCAGGAGTTAAAGGAATAGTTTTTTCTGAATCATTACAAACCTTATCGCCCTTTTCTTTACCACATGTGTCTTGCTCTATTTTAAATTTAAATCTATCTTTGAGCCAATCATCAATTTCTCTTGTATCATCTTTTGCGCTAACTTCGTTTTCCAACCAATCTAATATTTCTTCCGGAAGATTCTGTGCAAATGCACTATAATAAAGTTCCTTCTCGATACCATCGAGAGATTTTCTATGCATTTCAATATTTATGTTTTCTGTTTCTGGTAACTCAAAAACAATAAACCAACTATTTGGTTTTGTATGAATTCCGCAACTAATCAACTGTTGGGCTTTAGCAGCTGGATGTATCTTTTGGTTTAAATAATTTTCATTCTTATAAGCGAAAGAAACAAAACCAGAGCTAAAAGTCATTATTTTATCTCCTTGAGGGACAAGTCCATAGTGAGCAATAGTTCCTTCTGGAATGTTATTACCTTGTAAGGGAAAGTTTCCATATCTTTTACAAGAAGATAAATAATCTAACAAAGGTTTAATCTTGTTATCTCTAATTTTTTCATTTGTGGTTGTATTTTGAATTTCTACTTTAAAAGTAGTGCCAATATCTTTGAAAAGTCTCATACTAAGATAGTTAGAGATTGACCAACCTGTACCTTCTGATTTTCCGGAAATACTGGAGCTGTGGTCTAGTTGAAGGAAAGTGTCTTGATCATCTGAATTTCCCAGTAGGACCATTTCAGTACCTTCAGTATCAATAGTTAAATATTGAGAAAATTTATCACAGACCGGAGTATTTGTCCAATGTTCATTATAAGGGCACCAAATATCTCTTAAACCATAGTTTCCTGTTTCTTTGTCTTTCTCTATAATAAAATAAGTTCCTAGTTCTTCTCCCGCTTTTTTAGTTCTGTATAACATAGCTCCATGCAAAAGATATGAAGTTTTTGCTCCAATACCAAAGTTTTCTGAAGTTTGCTCTGGATTTAAATTATTAGTATATGCAACTGTCATAAATGCTTCTAAGTTTTTTTCTCCAAAATACTCTCCATTATAGTTTATAATAGATAGTTTCTTAGGATATTCCCAGTCTCTTGTAAAATGTACAACCCCTCTTACTTCTCGAGAAAATCTTTTATTTGCATCGTGACCGTTTATTGCTGCTTCCCTGATAATCATTTCTATTGGTGTTTGGTTTCCTATTCTGTTTATTATTTCTGTTAATTGTCTTGCTGGGTCTGGTGTACTAAAATATTTTGGCATAGTATCTCTCCTTGTTGATAATAAAATGGGAGTCATTTCTCAACGCAGGAGACTCCCTAACCCTGCATGTTCATTGTTTCGGAGGTACTATGAACTATTCTTCTGTTCCTTCTTCGGCAGGAGTTTCTTCAGAACTTTCTTCTGTTTCTTCCTCTGCTGGAACTTCCTCGGAGCTTTCTTCTGTTTGCTCTTCGGTAACTTCTTCTTGTGTTTCTTCCACTTCAGCTTCTTTTGATGTGTCTGTTTCTTCTTCAGCTCCACATGCAATAAGTGCTAATAATAATAAATTAATCATTTTGTCTCCTTTATTTGATTAAAGTGCCCTCATAACGGAGAGGGCGACCGTTTCTCTTAAGCTCCCAATTTATCGAAGGCAGCATCAACAGCATCTTGCTCACCATACTTATAGGTCTCGGAGGTTGAACCTTCAGAGCCGTCAGTAGAAAGAGCTTCGTTCAAAATAGCTTGAACATCAGCCGTTGTTTTTCGCTCAAACAAAGCACCAATGTCTGGTACCGAGTTAAGCAGAGCTTCGCAATCAGCAACATCATCATCACAAAGAACGGATGGACGACGGCGAGGCTTAAGAGTGGTTTTTGGAAACGAACCAGGAGTTCCAGGAACATCATAATTTAACACTATGTCAGTTCCAGCTTCAGCGTCTGTAATATCACCATAATCAGGATCTAAAACATACCCCAATAATGTTTCATAAGCTTGCTTACCGTAAGCCCAGATTTTAACGCCTTCTGATTCTTGTCCTCTAACCAAGATTGGAGAATAATAACGTTTTCTGACAAATAATTTCTTAGCTTCTCGCTTAGCAACTTCATCATTGTTTTCAACTCCTTCTTTCCAAAGCTTTGACGCGAAATCACAGATTGGACATTCTTCATTAAAGTTCTTCTTAGGACAAAGAATCCCAGGATTTTTACCAACATTATAATGAAAGTGATATTCCTTGAACGGATCTCCATCTTTTGTTGGAAGAATTCTAATTGTTTGGTCTCCTTGTTCTGGTTTCCATTTGGTATCTTGCTGTTTTGCAGAGTTACCATTTTTTGATGCGTCCAATTTAGCTCGCATTGCTTCTAGATCTAATGCCATAATTTTACTCCTATGTTGTTATTATTGACTTAACTGTCTAAGGCAAAGACACTTTGTGTCTCAACCAGATAAATGCTTCCATTTTCAGTCCTTGAAATAGGAAGATAAAAAGGGGCCAAGTTTTTTATAAGCGTTGGTGATCTTGGCAAACAACTCGGAGGAAGTTATTAAAACTTATTTAAATATTTGTTTGTTGAAAATTTTGTTGAGTTAATTACCCGTTGATAGTTACTTCTTGTCTTTCAAATGTTGGTGTTTCTACAACTCTATTGTGATTAAACACTCTCCAGCCATTTTGATCAAGATCGAATACAACTTCGTGTTTTGTGTCAAGATAACGTGGCTTTTGTCCAGATCCTTGAAGAGATTGTGGAACAGCATTTTGCTTTAGGAAACGCATTGTTCGTGTAGAACCATCTCTTTTTGTGAAGCTTCCGGTGTAAACGTTAGCGTTGAATGTGAATGAATTTGTAGACATATATCCTCCTTATAAATTGAAATGTCTTAATTGTTTTGAGCGTTTTTAATTTCGGTTGAACTCTCAATCAACCATCGTGTTATTAATATAACATGTTTTTAACATTGTGTCAAGTATTTTTTTTATTTTTTTTAATTTTTATTTTTCAGCGATGTAAAGGGTCCTCCCACAAAAATGGGAGGAAAAGAGCAAACTTAATGAAGTTTTGTTTTGTTGTTTGTTATACTATTAATATAACATGTTTTGTTTTATTTGTCAAGTATTTTTTTTTATTTTTTATGCGGCTACTTTGTACTTGTAAACGACAGGTCTAGTTTTCACTCTATTATATTTTTCCCACGAGCCAGAATAAGTTTCACCATCATTGTAGACTGTATATTCAATGCCATAGTATTCTTTTGTTTCTTTTTCTTGAATTATCAAGAGTTGTTTAGAATAGCCTCTTTTATAATCTACATAAGATTCTATGGTCTTTTGTTCTACATAATCAAAGTAACTATCTTGTTCTTGGCATGTAAAGTAATTAAAATCTGTTTTTTGCAGGTATTCAAGAAAATTATCAGTGGATTCTCCCGAATAGTTTTTTTGAAATTCGTTGTAATCAAATTTATATTTCATTTTTCCTCCGTTTGTTGTTGATGTTTATAATATAACATGTTTTGTTTTATTTGTCAAGTAATTTTTATAAATTTTTTGCAATTTTTATTTTTTGTTGTTTTAAAGCTTCAAGTTGTTTTTGTGCTTTTAGTTTTGAAGAGTTTGTTTTTAACGCTTTCATCTTAAAAGAATAAGAATTTTTGTTCATTTCAGAATTTAAGTTTGCTTTTGCAACTTCAGAATCTATTTCTTCTCTTATATTTTCTATTGCTTTAGAATCAGCATCTTCGGAAATGCCATTTATTTGTTCAAATGCTTGATTTTTCAATTCAGCAGCTTTGTGTTGTGCTAGTTTAAATGATTTTTCTCTTTTTAGCTTGTCTATTTCTTCTCTATGAGATGCAAGAGATTGCATTGCATCATTGGTTTGTTCGTCAATTATAGAAAATTCTTTTTCTAAAATTAAAAGTCTGTCTTCAGTT